AACTACGTCAGACTTAGAGTCTTTAGTAGGATAAGTGTCCACCGTTTTTACATCCCATGCGTATGATATTGCCATTTTAGTCACCTCCTTTGAGTGTGTTAATTTCAGATTGTAAGGCTTCAATCTGTGTTTGTTGTTCTTGGATTGCTTTGGTTAAAACTGCTGTTAAGTGTCCATAAGACATACCTTTTTGTTCATCTCCATCTGGGGTTACATCTGTGTTTACAATTTCAGGTACTAAAGACTCAACTTCTTGTGCAATAAATCCAATTTGTTCATCGTCATTTAATTTCATTTTATACTTTCTAGGTTTTAAAGCCTTCACTGTATCTAAACCATAACTAATATCTTCTATATCTTTTTTTATTCTTTCATCTGAAGCATCATTGAATGCACCTGCTTGGTCTATATATCCTTGATTACTACCATTGTAAAAAAATAAATTTCCTGAACTTGATTGATAAATTTGTCTGTAATAATTAGCAGGAGCACCAGAGTAAGTAATACCCACACCACCATCTCCTACACTTAGCATAGAACTGTTAATTTGTGCAGTTAGTCCAATATAAACTTGACCAGCAGAGGTAATTCGCATTCTTTCATTAGAACCTAATGTATCTCCGTTGCTAAAAATAAAAGCTGAAGTGCCTCTATCGTAACCAAAAGACACTTCATTTGTTGCACCAGAAAAATTAATAAAAGCATCATGGGAGTCAGAAGAAACTAATGATAATTTTACATCACCTCCACTTGAAACCATTTGTGCGTGTATAGAACTACTATCTAAGATATGAAATTTAGAAGTAGGAGTTCCACCAATTCCAACATTACCAGAAGAATCTATTCGCATTCTTTCATTACCATTACTGTAAAACTGTAAAGCATCAGAAGAATGGGTATAAACTAAAGCACCTTTAAAATTGCTATCTTCGTCACCAAATCGTACTTGACCAAGACCTGTTGATGCCGAAGCAAAATAAAGTTCAGTATTTGCGTTATTTTCAAGAGTTAGAGTTGAGTCAGTTCTTGATTGAAATCCTGTTAAAGCGTTTTTTGTAAAATGACCTTTTGTTTGTGGACTTGTAGTTCCAATTCCAACATTTTCAGAGCTATCTATAGTAATTGCAGTGGCATTACTTCCATCAACAATGCCAGGGGTACTTGATAACTCTACTGGGATCTTAGTATTAGCCATTTTCTAGTGCCTCCACTTTAGCTTGTAGGGTTTCTATTAGGGTTTGTTGTTCTTGGATTGCTTTGACTAACGCTGGAATTAAACCAGCTTGACCAAATGATTTGGCATCAGATAAAGTGTCGTGTTTCCAGTCACCGACAAACTCTCCAAATCCAGCAGTTTCCGCTTCTTGTGCTATAAAACCTGATACATTTTTTTTACCTGTGCCTTCTCCTTCTTTCCAGTCAAAAGTTCTAGGTTTTAACTTTAATATATCAGCTAACCCTTGGTCTAAGTCTTTTATGTTTTCTTTTAACCTTTCATCAGAAATACCTGAAATAGTTGTAGTAGTAGCATTAATCACTCCAGCATAAGTAACAAAAAATTTGTAAGCACTTCCGTCATGTAAAGAAAATCCTTCTCCACCTGAACCACTACCTACAACAAAACACCTTCCTTGTCCTCCATCATTATTTAATTTAACTCCAGCACTTGAATTTTGTGCAGCACTTGTAGTACCAACTAATAAATCACCGTATGGACGAATACGAACTCTTTCTGTTGGAGAACCACCCGCAGAAGTTTTAAACACTATAGCTTGATTGTTATTACCATCAGTATTTTCTGCTTGAATTACTACACATCTGTCAGCTGCGGTTGCCGCAGTTGGTGCTAGTATTAACTGACAATAACTACCTGAGGTTGAACTATTATTTTGTATAAGCATTCTACCGCCTAATCCACCAGCATTGGTTTCGTTCACATGTAATTCAGCGGCTACAGTAGTAATTCCAATTCCAACATTACCAGAAGCATCAATACGCATGTGCTCTGTGCTTGTACCATTTGCTCCAAATCTTATTGCACCGCCATTGGTAAAAATACCCATAGCACTACCAGAAGCATCTTGTTCTATCAATCCAAATTCATTAACGTCAGTTGACCTTGTAATTTGTATTTTTCCGCCATGTACATGTAACAATTGACTTGGACTTGTAGTTCCAATTCCAACATTAGCACCAACTAAAGTTAAAGGTGATTGCTCTGCTCCATCTGTATAGGTTTTAAAATATAAAGTTGAATCTTCTGAGCCATCACTAACATCTGTTACTTGACCAAAAATATTTATTAAATCTATAGCTTCACTAGCATCGTTCTCTCCTCTGAATCTAATAATACCCAAAGAATCATCATCAGCAGGACTTGCACTATTTCTGTGTAATACCAAATCAGGTGCATTACTGCTTCCTGCTTCGGTGCTTTCTATAATTACTGCATCACCAGAACCTGTAGTAGATACTGTCAAAGGTGCAGATGGACTTGAAGTACCTATGCCTAATCCTGTTGAGTCTATGATTGCTCGTTCAGTACCACCAGTATCAAACCTGATTTTATCTTCGTCTGAGCTTTCTTCTACTTGTACTTTAGTATCGCCATCGGCATCAGAAAGTTGAGTAGCTGTATTAATATTAGTCTGTGTTAGCGTTATGGCCTCTACCTTAGAGCCATTCGGTGGCGCTTCTGAAAACGTTAAGGTGGTGCCAGACACAGCAAAGGTGTCTTTATTTTGATAAACCCCATCAATATAAACCTGGACATTGTTCTCGTTTATTGGATCTGCGGCCAAAGTTAAAGTGGTATCACTACCATCACCATCCATAGTTGAAATAGTAACGTTGTTACCAGAGACTGCGGACTTAACTGAATAAGCAGTAATAACTCTACTGTTCGCTGGAGCTGTACTAAAAGTTAAGGTGGTGCCGGAAACACTATATGAGTTATGAGCCTGGAAGACACCATCAATAAAAACAAATAAATCGTTTTCGTTTTCTATTGATTGCGATAAGGTAAAAGTAGTATCAGAACCATCCCCAGCAAAAATATCGGTAGAAAAAGTATTGGATCCGCCTAACGCGTTCCAAGCTGATGAGTAACCTTCAAACCGACCTGTACTAGTATTGTAACGAAAGTCTCCAGCCGCAGCTGAACTAGATCTTTGTGCGGTAGTACCTGTGGGTATATTTACAGCAGTGTCAAATTCACGAATCGTTTTAGCAGCTGGTAGTGTGCAAAAAACATCTTTAGTACCTGCACTAAAATCAACAGCACTATCGCTGTTAGAACTAGATAAGATTGTGGTACGGGAAAGCGTATCGGGTGAGGCATCTGTAACAGTACCAATACCTACTTCAAACTCGGCAGTAGTTTGTCCAGCGATACAATAGTAAGTAGAATTACTGTTACCAACTCCAGCAACAAAAGTTTCAAAACCTGTTGCTGCGCCACCAAGGTTAACAGTACCGGTTCCCGTAGTGGTGGTAGTCTCCTTTACTCTGTCGTTAAGGACGAAAGCCACAATGCTTTCCTCCTTACGCTATTCTGATAATAGCAGTAGAGGCAGCAGCAGCTGGGAAAACTATTGTAAAGTCACCAGCAGTTGAAGTTTTGTCTCCACCAAAATCAATGGTAGCTACTGATTTGTTACTATCAGTTGAGTTGTAAATCATACAGCCTCTAGCAGTAACAGTAGCAGTACCGAAAGTTAAATCTGAAAAATCAGTAAAACCTGTAGTTCCGCCAGTAGTTGGATCCACTCTAGTTAGGTTTGAACCTCCTGAAGTATAGTTAGTACCTGAAGCTTGACCAGTTGTAACGAAAGCAGTTGTAGTTGCACCAAGTGTTGCAGAACTAGTGTACAAAGCTAACTTAAAAGTATCGCCGCCTGAGTTTTTAAAGTTGTGTACAGCTTCAAGTAACTCTTTCTTGAAACTAGTTGTCAATGTAGATGTAATTGCCATGTTATATCCTTTTAATAATTTTTGCTAAGTCTTCATCGCCAGCTTCAATCAGCTCTTGAATCAAACTAGCTTTGTAAGATTTTATAGCATTTTTAATGTAAATCAAACAAACTTCTCTAATTGCGTCTCGATAGGCTTTTGCTTGCTCATTAATATGTGGCTCTTTAGTTTCCGAGTAACCTACTATTTTTTCAGTTAGCCGATCTGCCCAGTAATCTGGAGGGTGGCCACCAAAGTTTGTAGTTGCTACTTCAACAACTCCCAATGCTG